TGTATTTTATAGTAGAGGTAGAGTAGTTCAAGGTAGTGCACCTAAAGGATTTGCTTTAGAACATTATGATAAAACTCCTAGTCCTAATTCTTTAAGTGGTGGTGGAACTACAAGTGTATTTGGTCAAGGTGGAATATTAAGTGGATTATTTAATGATGGTTCGGGTCCTAATACATACATAGGTAGCCAATTAGGTTCAGGTGGCGGTAAAATGACTTTAGGATCTATTATAAGAACTGCTAATAGAATTAAAAATGCTAAAAAATTAAGTAAAGGTGGACTAGTACAAGAAGGTTTTAATATACTAACAGGAGCAATAGGTAAAATAGGTGGAACAGCAGATTCTTCTTATGGTGTTGCTAATACTGTTATTGGTAGAACAACTTCAAACATTAAAGGTGGAATGATTAAAGCATTTAGAGGATTAAAAAGATAATATGTCACAAAACACACCAAGCACAACAGATAATAATTCGGAAACTCAAGTAAAAGAATTTTTTAATCAATTTTTTACAGACACTATAACATTTCCTACTAATCAAGTAGATGCTGTTGTTGGGTTTTTTGAAAAAAGAGGATTTGATAAAATTGCTAGTATAAGTACAGCCACTATTTTATTACAACAAGCAAAAATAGATAATGTAAATGTATTCCAACTAATTGATACATTAGGAGGATTAGAAACAGCTAAATTAAGTTACATGGTGACTGAAGTATTAAATCATAATAGATCAAAAATTTCTTCTTTAGGTTATAAAATAGCCGATACAAATGAGGCCACTCAAAAAAGAAATATAGTGGTGTAGTCCATGAAGCGGTATCTAAATGGCAAATTCACTCCTAAGAATCCTGGCAAATACATAGGTAATAGATCTCCTTTATATAGATCAAGTTGGGAATTCGCTTTCATGAGATTTTGTGATGAAAGTCCTAGCATTAGTAAATGGGCCAATGAAGCAATTAAAATTCCTTACAAACATCCTTTCACAGGAAAATTTTCAATTTATGTTCCTGATTTCTTTATAGCATACACAGATAAAAAAGGAAAAAACCACGCAGAAGTTGTAGAAATTAAACCTGAAAATCAAACTAAAAAAGAAAGTTTAGGTGAAAGCAGAGCTAACAAAATACACTATGTAGTCAATCAAGCCAAATGGAATTCTGCTATAGCGTGGTGTAAAAACAAAGGTTTTAGATTTAGAGTTGTTAATGAAAAAGATCTTTTCCATACTGGAAGACGTGGTTAAGATTCTAAATAAATATAGTAGCATATAATTATGACCAAAAAATTAGAAGAATTACTAAACTTACCTGAATCTCAATCCATAGTAGATGAAGAAAAAGCTAAAGAAGATAAAGCTGACGTTAAAAAAGTAAAAATTGAAGATCACGAATCTACTAAAAGAGATATAGCAGAATTAGATAAAATAACAGCCGCTTTACCTCAAGTAAAAGGATTAGGAGATATGTCTGATACAGAGGTAAATGACATTAGTTCCAAAGCCATTGACGCATATGAAGATTTAATGGACTTAGGTATGAACGTAGAAAGCAGATACTCTTCTAGAGTATTTGAAGTAGCTGGACAAATGCTTAAAACAGCCCTAGATGCCAGGGTAGCTAAAATAGATAAGAAGCTTAAAATGGTCGATTTACAGCTAAAGAAACAAAAGCAAGACTCTAAACAGGGTGTTGATGACACTACTAACATAGTACAGGGCGAAGGATACGTCATTACTGACCGGAACAGTTTACTCGAGAAGTTGAAGAAACTGGCTAAATAATGCATATGAGCAAAAGTTTTATAGAATATCTAGCAGAAAGTAAAAGAACTTATAATTTCAAAGTAGGTTTAGCAGGTATGTTAGCAGATGATACTGGTGATAGACTTGAATCTTTAATGCAAAAATATAGTGTAGTTAAGATGAGTAACGGCAAAAAAACGCCTATTCAGAAAAAAGCATTAGATTTCCCTGCATTAGAAAATATAGAAGTTACGTATTTTGACATTGAAGTTGAATATCCAACAACTACTTCTGTCTTAGAAGAATATTTAAAACACTCATTAGGTTTAGCTGAAAATCATATAGTAGTTAGAAAACCTGGTGACCCTTTAATTGCTCAACAAGAAGAGCCAAAAGCAGGTGACGGAAAAGCTAATTTAGAAAGTGAATATCCTAAAGCTGATCCTAAAGCACAAAAAACAGCAGGCGATTCTAGAGTAATGGAGTTACTTAAAGAATTAGAAAAAGTTAGAAAAGATAGAGAGGCACCTGACGCTAGTAAAGATGTTAAAACTAATCCTGAAGGCGATAAAGGAATAATGGAGAAATAAGATGGATATTAGAGATTTTATAGGTAAAGTAGACAAGATTCAAAGCAAAGAAGAAAACAGAAAAGAAGCTAATAAAGAAACTATAAAAGAATCTGTTCAGTTTTCTATGGTTGGAGACAATCTTGATGATATTCAAAACTTCTTACAAATTTTTAAAAATGCAGGAGTACAAGCACCAAAAATGGATGCCGCTACTACTACACAAGACGTAGAAGATATATTACAACCTGATGCCGAAGCTACAGAAGAAATTAAAGATGAAGTACCCGGTAAAGCAAGTACTACACCTGATCCGGAAGTTAAAGATACAAACTTTATGACAAAGGATATAGCAGGTGGTATTAATAAAGCTAAAAAAACTTATCCTAAAGTTTCATCTGGTGACAATCCAATGGCTATGGAACAAGAAACTGTTGATTTTGTTGCAAAAGTTAAAGAAGATATAGCAAGTCAATACAAAGAATACAAAGCAAAGTAGTTTTCAAAACATATTCCACCCCCCAGTTTACTACTAAATATTAGTATGTCAATGAAAAGTTTAGATGGTGTATTAACCAAAAAAGCACACCTTAAGGAAAAATTTACAGAAAAACAACTAGCAGATCTCACTGAATGTACAGATCCAGAGCAAGGGTTTAGACATTTTGCTAAAAATTATTTTCATATTCAACATCCAGTAAAAGGTAAATTACTATTCGTACCTTATGAATACCAAGATAGACTTTTAACAAGTTATCATAATTTTAGATTTAATATTAATATGCTACCACGACAAAGTGGTAAAACTACTTCAGCCGCTTGTTATCTATTGTGGTATGCTATGTTTCATCCAGATCAAGTTATATTAATAGCCGCACATAAATTTGCAGGCGCTCAAGAAATTATGCAACGTATTCGTTATGGATATGAATTATGTCCTGATTATATTAGAGCAGGTGTAATAAACTATAACAAAGGTTCTATGGAATTTGAAAATGGAAGTAGAATAGTTAGCACAACAACAACTACAAATACTGGAAGAGGTATGGCAATATCATTATTATATTGTGATGAGTTTGCTTTCGTAAATGCCAATATAGCTAGAGAATTCTGGACTTCTATTTCACCAACATTAGCAACAGGAGGTAAAGCAATAGTTACATCTACTCCTAATTCAGATGAAGATATGTTTGCAACTTTATGGAAACAATCTCAAGATAAATTTGATGAACACGGTAATGAAGCAGAACTTGGATCAAATGGATTTCATGGTTATACTTGTATGTGGAATGAACATCCGGATCGTGATGAAGAATGGAAACAACAAGAATTAGTTAGAATAGGAGAAGAAAGATTTAGACGAGAATATGGTTGTGAATTTTTAGTTTATGAAGAAACTTTAATTAATAGTATTTTCTTATCAACGTTAGAAGGAAAAGAACCTATATTGAATATGGGGCAAACACGTTGGTATGAAAAAATTAATTCAGAAAGTATTTACGTAATAGCATTAGATCCTGCAATGGGTACCGGTGGTGACAATGCCGCAATCCAAGTTTATGAATTACCTAGTTACAAACAAGTCGGCGAATGGAAACATAATATGACTGGTATACCACAACAAGTTAGAATTCTAAAAGACATTTCAACTTATATAAAAGATGAATCAAAAAATCCTAATGGTTCAAATATATATTGGAGTGTAGAAAATAATACAATAGGAGAGTCAGCATTGTTAGTAATTCAAGACTTTGGTGAGGACACTATACCTGGTATGTTTGTAAATGAGCCTATTAGAAAAGGTCATATTAGAAAATTTAGAAAAGGATTTAATACAACACACAAAACTAAAATAAGTGCCTGTGCAAGATTAAAATCTATGATAGAAAGAAACAAAATGACAGTTCATAGTAAACCACTAATTAGTGAACTTAAATCTTATATAGCATCAGGTTCCTCTTATAGAGCTAAAACGGGTGAACATGATGACCTAGTTAGTGCATCTTTATTAGCTATGAGAATTATACAAGTATTAAAGGATTGGGATCCTAAAGTATATACGTCATTTAGCCAGGCAGACGAGGATACAACAGAAAGAGTTATACCACTGCCGGTGTTCGCAAGTTACCCAGGAAGATAAATACAAGATATATGAACACAAGAGCAGTTGCAAACGATTTATTCGCTAAAATTAGGGGACGGTTTCCATCAGTCACTTTGGGCAATGATGCTGGGGAAGTTACTAGTAACCCCGAAGAAGCACGGTATTTTGACTTCGATTTTCAAGAAGCTGGAAAGCAACTAGGAAAGGTAAGTATTAGTATAGACGAAAAAGATGGTCTAGTAGTACTACACAATACGGATTTTATAGAGAATGCCGATAGTGGAGTAAAGCATAAGTGGTTTGAATTTCTTAAAGAATTGAGAAATTTTGCTAAATCAAGAATGCTTAATTTTGATACAAGGGATATTACTAAAAGTAACCTTGAAAAACGAGACTATCAATATTTGAGTCAAACACGTCAAGATGGCGAGGAAAAAAGAATGAGTGAATCTAATATATACGGAACTACAAAAACTAGTTTTCAACCTATTGGAAATGCACGTTTAGTTATTAAACACTCTGCTCCAATAGATATGACTGTTGGTGCTAACAGATCTCGAAGAATAGAATCTTTATTCATTGAAAGTCCTAAAGGAGAAAGATTTAGATATCCTCTTAAACATCTTAACGGTGCAAGAGCAATGGCTCAACATATTTCCAGTGGTGGTGTTCCATATGATGATTTTGGAAAACACATAGCAGGATTAAGTGAAGAACTTTCAAAACTAAAACAATTTAAAACATATATTAATCGTTCAGCTGTAATGGCAGAAGGTCTTAAAAGTTATCTATCTATTGTAGATGAAAGAGTAGAAGAAATTAAAAAGACCTGCCAAAAATTACAAAAAAATTCATATTATTCAGAAGCAATTAAAGATCATAAAACAACAGAAGTTAAAGAAGTTCCTGAAGAAATTAAACAAAATTGGATAGATGAATTAACAATTAAAACTTTCAAAGAAGAATTACAAGACGTATTTCCTTACATTTATAATTTAGTTTCAGAAAAAACAACAGCAAAAGAAGTTACACCAGAAGACTTTGATGAAGCAGGAGGTTTCCAAGGAGAAACAGAACCTCATATGCTTCAGTATGATTTAGCAGGAGACTTTGATCAAGAAAAAGGTGTATCAGATCAAGACGCAGAAGAAATTAAAGCCAAATTAGCTGACGCTGGTATTACAGCAGAAGTTCATCCAGATGAAATGCGTCATCAAGGAATTCATATTCATACATTAGCATCTGCAGAAGAAGTAGAAAGAGTATTAGCTGGAATGATAGAGCATATTGCTGATATAGAAGACTTTGAACAAGCATTGGATACTATTGTAGGCGAAGCAGAAAATGGTTTATTTTCATCTGATCCTGAAGAAGCTAAACAATCTTTGACAAAATTAAATAATTTAATGGACAAACATTTCCCTGCAGGAGTAAATGGTGTTAATGGTTTAGAAAGTTTACAAGGTATTATCGACGATAAAGAATTAAACGATCAAATAGTGTCAATGGGTAAAGAAGATAGTGATACTTGTATAAGAGGTACAATAATGAATTATATTAAAAGCAAAAGACCAGATTTAGCTCAAAGTATTAATGTAGGTGATATGAGACCAGAAGGAGAAACATTAACTTGGGAAAATATTAAACCTTATGTATCTGTACAAAGAGACGCCGATAATAAAGTTCAATATCATGTATTAGACAAAGATGAAAAAGACATATTTGTAACACATGATTCTAAAGAAGCAACACAATTTTTAAGAAACAATTTTAATGACTTAAGAAAAGGTACAGCAAAACCAGAAATGCCAGCAGGTTGGGAAGATGATTCCGGTAATGTTTCTATAATGAAAGGACCAGATGGCAAAATTAGTTTAGAACCAAAAGCTAACCCAGGAAAAGAAGAAGAACCAAAACTTGATGATCCAAAAAATTTAGCTGAATTTATTAAAAGCCATTTTGATTATACAACTAACAATTTTCCAAAAGGTGAAACAGGTCTTTTAACAGCAGTTGAAAAAAGATTTGGTGAAAAACACATAAGAACTGCTGAAGCTATTATCCAAAAATTAATAACGGGCCAAGACAAGCAAATTAATAGAATAAAAAAATTGGCTGGCGTTTAATCCTATAATCTTATCCAAAAAAAATACTTGACTAAATATTAGAGTTAATATAGTATTGACATTATGTTCGTCTTATGCTACATTAACAATAAGGCACAATTAACAAAGGCTAAAAAGGAGGCTTATAATTATGGCAACATTAGCAGACATTCGTGCAAAACTTAAAGAACAAGAAGCACGACAAGGCGGCGGAAGCCGATCAGGCGGAGACAACGCCATTTTTCCATTTTGGAATCTGAAAGAAGGAGAGCAGGCAACTGTTCGTTTCTTGCCGGATGGAAATAAAGAAAACACTTTTTTCTGGAAGGAACGTTTAATGATTAAACTACCTTTCCAAGGTATTAAAAGTGATACAGACTCTAAACCGGTACAGGTACAAGTTCCATGTATGGAAATGTATGGAGAAACTTGTCCTATACTATCAGAGGTTAGAGGATGGTTTAAAGATCCCAAGTTAGAGGATATGGGAAGAAAATATTGGAAGAAAAGATCTTATATCTTTCAAGGTTTTGTTGGAACAAATCCTTTAAATGAGGAAACTACACCAGAAAATCCAATTAGAAGATTTATAATTGGACCACAAATTTTCCAAATTATCAAAGGTGCATTAATGGACCCAGACATGGAAGATTTGCCAACGGATTCAGTAAACGGTGTTGATTTTAGAATAATCAAAACTAGCAAAGGTGGCTATGCAGATTATTCAACTTCAACTTGGTCAAGAAAATCAAGACCACTTTCTGAAGAAGAAAATAAAGCAGTTGAACAACATAGTTTGTGGAACTTGAGCGACTTTCTTCCAAAGAAACCATCTGAAGTAGACGTTAAAGTAATCAAAGAAATGTTTGAAGCATCTGTGGATGGCGAAGCATATGACCGAGAAAAATATGGTCAATACTTTAGACCAGCAGGTATTGGTTCAAGAACAGGTGATCCAGTAGCAACGCCAAAAGCGACTACACCAGAACCTAACAATAATAAAAGTGCGGTTCAGGAAACACCTAAGTCTAATGCTGATACTAATAAACAGAATAGTAAGGCTGAAGACATTTTAGCGATGATTAGAGCAAGACAACAAAAGTAACTTAATTAATGTAGTGGGGGCTAGTTCCCCACTATAAAAAATATTATGAAAAGAGAAATTAAAAAAATAATAGACTGGATATTATATAAACAAATTCCTGCCTGGATATTGTTAGTAGTAATAATTATCTGGATCTTAATATAGGATAAACAATGGCAAATAAGGCATTCGACGCATCAAAATTCAGAAAAAATTTAACAAAAAGTATACAAGGATTAGGTATAGGATTTACAGATCCAACAGATTGGATAAGCACAGGTAACTATGCATTAAATTATCTAATATCAGGAGATTTCAATAAAGGTGTTCCATTAGGAAAAGTTACAGTATTAGCAGGTGAACCACAAGCAGGTAAATCTTATATAGCATCAGGTAATATTGTTAAAGCGGCACAAGACCAAGGAATTTTTGTAATCTTAATAGATTCAGAAAATGCTTTAGATGAAAAATGGTTACAAGCACTTAACGTAGATACAGATGAGAAAAAACTTTTAAAATTAAGTTTATCTATGATAGATGATGTAGCAAAAACTATATCAACATTTATGAAAGATTACAAAGAACAATATGCAGATAATAAAATAGATGCACCAAAAATTTTATTTGTAGTTGATAGTTTAGGTATGTTATTAACACCTACTGACGTTGATCAATTTGAGAAAGGTGATATGAAAGGTGATTTAGGTAGAAAAGCAAAATCATTAACAGCACTTGTAAGAAATTGTGTTAATATGTTTGGTAGTTGGAATGTAGGACTTGTTGCAACTAATCATACATACGCATCACAAGATATGTTTGATCCTGATGATAAGATATCAGGTGGGCAAGGATTTGTGTATGCATCTAGTATTGTAATTGCAATGAAAAAATTAAAGTTAAAAGAAGATGAAGAAGGTAATAAAATAACAGAAGTACGTGGTATTAGAGCATCTTGTAAAGTAATGAAAACAAGATTTGCTAAACCATTTGAAGCAGTACAAGTTAAAATTCCATATGATACAGGAATGGATCCTAGCAGTGGATTAGTAGACTTATTTGAGAAAAAAGGTATTTTAGTCAAGTCAGGTAATAGATTAAAATATGTCGGACCTGACGGAAAAGAGCACCTAGAGTATAGAAAAGCATGGACCGGAGATAAATTAAAGATGTTAATGGATGATTTTGACAAGATGCAAGATAATCCAACAGCAAAAGAAATTGAAGAAGAAACGGAGTAAACTATGCTTGATTCTAACAAAGTAATAGAACTATGGCAGTTCTTTAAAGAATATCTAGATCAAAAACAAATAGAAGTAATTGCAGAAAAATATGTTGATTTATTAGCAGACTACGGAGTTCCAGACGAAGAATTACAAGATGCAATAGGTCATGACGATATTTTAGATGATGCAATAAATTATTATTTAGATGTAGACAATGAAGACAAACACGACGATGAATTAGAGGATTATTAATGTCAAATTGGTATACAATAATAGCAAGAGACATTGGAAAAATACCAGAAGTTATCAAACATTTTGAAACTGAATTACAAAGTGCAAGATATGAAATAAAAATTAAAGGTAATGTTGAAAAACAATCAGCAGATTTACCGGGTGTAGTTGAAAATAGATTTCATCAATTACAAGAATTAGAAGCAATATTAGAATACTTAAACATAGAATTAAGAAGATTAAGAAGTAAATTTTTCAAAAAATATCTAGAAAATTATCAAAGAGCATTGTCTAGTAGAGACGTAGAAAAATACGTAGATGGTGAACCAGACGTTGTAGATTACGAAAAAATTATTAATGAATTTGCGTTATTGCGTAATAAATGGTTAGCAGTGACCAAAGGATTAGACCAAAAGCAGTGGCAATTAACTAACATAGTTAAGTTAAGAGTTGCTGGTATGGAAGACGCAACCGTTTAACACCTCCCACCAAACTCCCCCCAAATAAATATTAAAAATAACCATGACTGATTTCAAATTACCAAAATTAGAAGGTGACGTTTGTTTAGGACAACACATAATATATTTTAGTTGTGATCCAAAATATTGGGAGAACCACGGAATATATTTGGTTAAAAGCACGGCACATTATAACCCCCATATATCTATTCACGTACATATTTTGTTTAATAATAAAGAAGTTACTATTAATAAATTTATAGGCAAAAACAATAATATAACTTATTCATATGAATTTGTTACTGATAAGTTTTTAAAGACTTTAAAATTATCTAGTAATGATTATTATAAAAAAAGAAGTCATACTTTACTCAATACAAATAGTGAAAAAATAATTAAACAAAAAATATATTTTGCTAGTGCAAGATTTATTAGAATGAAAGAACTTTTTAGTGATTATCAATATGTATTACAACTAGATGCTGACGGACTTTGTCGTAAAAAATTTACTATAGATGACTTTGAAAAAATTACAAATTCACCTTCAGCAATGAGAAAACCAAAAGATCCTAGTACATTAATTGCAAGTTGTATAACGCCTGGAACAGGAAAAGAAGGTTCTAAATTTAAAACTGATTTAACAGAACAAATGACTAAAACTTTTGCAGGAGAAATTTATTGGTTCATAGATCAAGTTGTATTAAAAAAAGTTTTTAGTAAATTTAAATTTGAATCTATTCCTTATCATTGGAATGCTTGGGGTTTTAAACCTGCAGATATATTCAGTACAGCAAAAGGTAAAAAGAAAAATAATTGGAGATACCTTGATGTAAGAGCAAATTGGTTAGATAAAAAAGCAAGAAAAGAATATATTTTAAATTGTACAGAAGATAGAAAGAGAAATTTACTTAACAAATGAAAATACAAGGTTACATAATTTATTTGCCTAATCATAAAAATAGTGTTGAATGGAGTAATGAAGCATTAAAATCTGGAGAAAAATATAATTGGAATTTACAATTATTTCCTGGCATAGATGGCAAAAAAGAAACTCTTAAATATTATGGTTTAACAATATATGAAAAAAATAAAAAATGCAAAAGATATATGTCTAGACCAGGCACAGCCGGTTGCTTTTTAAGTCAATTCCAATTATGGAACTATTGTTATCATACTAATAAAACTATAGCAATATTTGAACACGATGTAATTTTTAAAAAGCCTATGGAACAACAATATAAATTTAAAGATGTAATTAAATTAGAAGGATTTAATAAAGCAAAACCCGTCGCAGGACAATGGTGGGAAGGTGCAAGAGCATATCTAATTAAACCAAAAGGTGCTAAAAAAATAATAGACTGGGTTAAACTTAATGGTGCTATGCCGGCAGACTGGATGTTAAATGATGGTATAGTTAATGTTAAGTTTGATACAAATAAAGCAGTAACATATAAACAAAGAACATTTAGTTTTACAAAGGATTTAAAATGAAACGATTAATTTTTCAAGTTGCTGTAGGTAAACAAAATATATTATATGAAATTTGTATTAAAAGTGTAGCAAATTATTGTAAAAAATTTAATATAGATCATATTATATTAAGGGAACCTAAATTAAAAATTAGACCAGATTTAAATAGAACAGGACGCAGTAAAGAAGCAGTTGAAAGATTAGGATACCTTCCTATATTTGAAAAAGAAAATGCATTTGAATATTTAAAACCTTATGATCAAGTATGCATTGTGGATAGTGACATATACATTAAAGATACTGCACCTAATGTATTTGACGAACTACCGCAACAATATGATTTTGGTGGTTGTGTTGAAAGAGAAATGCCTTTAACAAAAAAATATTTTAACAAAATAAGAAAATATTCTAAAAATGCTTTTCAAAATTTAAAAGACGTTGACTGGAAATGGAACCATTTAGGTGCAGAATTTTACAACATGGGCCTTATGGTTATGAATAAATCTTTTGCAAAATATCTAAAAGGTCAAAAACCTAAAGAATTTATTTCAAGACCTGAATTTAAGGATTTTGTTGATGGTGTTGGATTTTTCAAATGGAGTACAGATCAGATGTTATTAAACTGGTGGGTCAAAAAAGAAAAAATGAAAGTTAAAAATATGGACTGGCGTTGGAATTCACTATACACCGCAGTTGAAAAACACAAACAAAAGGAAAGTTACTTTGTTCACTTCTTTTTACGTGATAAATTGCCACAACGCGGTGAAAATGTCCAAGAAATACTTAAGAAAATATGATCCATATTGCAATACGTTCTCTCAGTATAAAGAAAAAGAATAGAAGATACACAACACCTGGACTAGGTGATAGAATCCATACATTGATGATTGGATATCTCTTTTCGCAGGCAAAAAATGATGAAGTCACTGTACATTTAACAAGTGATAAAGGTATAGAAAGAAAATTAAAAAGTTATCAGCAACTGCTAGAATTATTTCCAAGCAACACAGTTCATATAAATGTGCATGACATTCAAGGATTATCAGAAGCAAAATGGATTGAGTACCTGCAACAAAAAAATATCGATGCTAAACCATATTTTTACAAAGATTACCAACATTTAAACAAATTAGACAAGACAGAAGAAATAGACATTTCTAAATATTTTAAAAATTTTACTCCGCTTAAATTCAAGAACAAAAGCACTTTTATTTTGCCTACAAATAAATTTGTTGTAGCACAATTCGACAGCACAGACAAACAAAGAGGCATCAAAAGGCAAATTGTTAACAAAATATTAGAAAACTACACAAATCAAGGTTATGAAATTCTAGTGGTTGGAGGTGGTGCATCAAATGAATTATTAATGCCAACACATCCAAACAATATTGTAAACACAGCCTACGTGATATCAAATGCTGAGTTGTATGTTGGAGTAGATTCGTCTATGATGCACATGGCATCCATGTTTTTACCTGGTAAAAAACTGCATCTTTATCATACAGGAGCAGTAGAAAAAAGTCATCATCTATTACGTAATATTGATAATGGTGCAGTGTTAAATAACTACGGATTGAAATAATGAAATCATTTATAATACACGTAACATCAAATAAAAAGTCAGTTGAATATGCAAATATCTGCCTACAAAGTTGTCAAGGTAAGTTTGACGCACAACTATTTGAAGGTGTTACACCAGAAACTTTACACACCTATGAAGCACAATATCCATTCACACATATGGTAGACAGTAGAGCAAAAGATTTCAGTGAACAAAATAAATTATTATACAAAATAAAAAAATCCTGCTTTATGAACCATGTAAGACTGTGGAACAAGTGTATAGAATTGAACGAAACGATTGCAGTAATAGAACAAGATTCATTTTGTGTAAGGTCTTGGCAACCTGTTGCATTTGATGATGTTCTAATAATGAATTTTGAATCTGCATGGAATCAAAGAATTTTTAAAGGCTTTTGGAAAGAAGGACACAAAAAACCATTAATCAAAGAAGGCATATTTGACTATGAAAATAATAAAATGATGCATTATCATAGAAAAAATTACTATCACGACAGTTACAGAATACCTGGCACAGCCGCATACGCGGTTACGGTCCAAGGTGCAACAAAATTATTGGCAAGTTTAAAGAAAAACGGTTGGGAACAGTCAGATTATTTTGTAAATAATAAGAACGTAAGATTACAGGCATTTGGGCCTGAATTCTTTACTTTTAAAATGCCAAATTTAAACATGAGTCACGGTAAACATTTATGATGGTAGGCGGAAATCCTTTTGCGGCAAAAACAATGTGGCGTATTCCTAAAGATTCTATAGGTGCAGAACTTGGAGTCTGGAAAGGAGACTCATCAAAATTGTTTCTAAAAAGAGCAAAATTATTACACTTGGTAGACAGTTGGTCCATTGCTCCATACAGTGAAAGTGATGAACATGGCAACTACGAAGCATATATTCAACGTTACAAAAAAATTGTAGGCAGTAAAGACCCAAAAGATTTTCAAAAGTATTATGATAAAATTTATGATAGTGTTGTGAATCGTTTCAAAGGACAATCTGTGAATATACACAGATGCACGACCACAGAATTTTTTGAAAGAAGTAAAGGTTTACAATTAGACTGGGTATATGTTGATGCCGCTCACAGTTATGAAGGGTGCTTAAATGACTTGTATGGCAGTTTAAAGATAGTAAAAAAGGGTGGATTTATATTCGGAGATGATTACACAAACAAGCCTGGAGTGAACAAAGCGGTAAAACAATTTGTTAAAGAAACAGGATTAAAGTTTGATAATTTTTATAATAATCAATTCCAAATAGATGTAGTCTAAAATGTTATGGCAAAAAATTATGACTATTTTAACGTAGACAAAGCCAGAAAAAATCTACAAGATAAAAAAGAAGCCATTTACAATCATTTCAACATAAGTCATAAAATTCCAGAAATATTACCTGAAGTTTGCCAAAAGTGTGAAGTGTACGATAGCATATACAAATAAAATGAAAGCATTTATAATAACAATTTTTGACAATGAAGATAGTGTTGCTTATAGTAATAATGTTATTAAATCAATTAAAGAAACAAATTCTGATTTAGAACCTATTGTTTATCCTGCT